ATCGGAATACAGCTCAGCAAAGGTAGTGCGTACTGAGTTGCGTAGCTGATCCATCTCGGCGGGGGTCGTGGCAAAGCAGTCATGGATTCCTCCAAGGTTGGTGACGCCACGGTTCATGGCGTGGATGGTGGCCATTGCCATGTGACTAGCGTCCATGGAATGGATGACGTTGGGACTCAAGCCATTGCCCATGCGTATGGCACTGAGTCCATCGGGGATGTGGTAGCTGCGTAGGTCCATCGGTACGGACGACAGGTGGTGCAGCTTGATGCGTGTGTACTTGTAGTCCTCGTAGTTCTGACGGACATGCAGACCAGACGGTGCGGTCCAGTGCAGTGGGATGTTGTTGTCCCCAGCAATGCGACCCAACTTCTTGAACCACTGCATTGCGTCCCGTGCAGGACCGATCAGGTCTGATGTTTCCCGGTACAGGATGGTGGCCATGTAGTGGCAGGTGCCGATGGCACCACGGCGGAATGGCCACGACTCATGGCCGTATAACTCCAGCGCACGATCCAGTGCCCACCCTTGGCAGAAGCCAAACACAGCACGACGGCTGGCTGAGTAAGGCAGGGTCATGACCACTGACTTACCCAAGCTGCGATCAGGTTGCAGGCTGAGCCACTTGGCAGCATCAGGGTGGTCGTCAGTACGCAGGATTTCCAGCACCCTGGCAATCAGTGCTGAGTAGATGTCCTGTGGTTTGTCGCTTGGCATCAGGTTGACCAGCCTGGCCATGCCTTCATTACGCAGGAAGGCGGCATAGTGCTGGATGCCAGAGCATGTGCAGTCCAGCTGTACGGGCAGGTTGCAGATGCTGCCGTGTCCTTCCCTTACGAACTTGGCCGCGGCATGACAGAAGGCAAGGAACTGCCATGGGTCATCAGCTGCAGTCCAGAACTTGGTGTGTTGCCACGGGTCAGTGCCTGCTGCACAGATGGCTTCACGGTTTTGCTGTGCCCATGACAAACGTGCTTCCCAAGTGAGCTTGCCGTGCCCATAGGCATTGGCCCCATGCACCCATAGCCACTGGGCTTCTTGGCTGGTGCTGATGGGTGTGCCGTTGGCGAACAGCAGCAAGGCACGACCGATGTCGTTGGCCTGTGGATTTAGGAATGGTGGGCGGTAGTAGTACCTACCCCTGAAGTCCAGCTGCATGGGGTAGTAAATCTGCGGCTCATCCCTAAAGCGATCAGCCAGCCACAGCTGTTTTGCTGTTGCGATTTTCTTGTGTTTGGCCTTGTCGTTCTTGTCGTGGATCTGCCGTGCGTTGAACTTCCACTGGGTTACATCAGGGTGGTCATCAGGTAAGTGCTTGGGATAGGGCGGTACCTTCCACCCCTCCCGTGGCATGAGCTTGCCGATCTCCAAACTCTGGTCCCATGCGTAACGGACCTGATCCAACAGCCAACTGTTGACCTTCCACGCCACGGTCTGTTGCAGGTTGGCAGCAACGATGTACGGCTCATCTCCGGTGGTGTGTTCAGCAACGACCTCAGCGTCGTCTTTCATCAACCGGTTGTTGGGGATGTCTTGCGTGAAGTAACCACCATCCAATGGGGTAACCCATGAGCGGGGTTGCACGACCATGGGCAACGCCAATGGGGACAGCAACTTCTGTTGTGCTGTGACATCCTTGATCCACTTCATGCAGCCTTCAGTGGCACGGACCATGCGGATGGTCTTGATGCCTTGCCGCTCCATGTACACCTCAATGAACCCGGTGTGTTCTGCAACCAGTTGCACCAAGAACACACCTGTAGCCAGTCGTTCCCGTGGGTCCCACACGCTGGTGTTCTTCATGCGCAGGATGTCCTTGCGCTTGCCGTCGTTACGAGGCCGAACACGCTTGTGGTTGATGCGCTCCCACCGTGTTGCACGGTTGAGCATGGTCTCAATCCATAGGGTGTGACCCACCTCAATGGCTAAGGCGTGCAGCTTGGTGGTCTGTGTGATCTGATCCAGCACCACACGGATAGCAGTAGCTGCCACCTTGCGTGCAGGCAGTTGGGTCAATGGACCTAGCCAGACGTAACGGGAACCGGCCTTGCCACTTTCAATCTGCCGGACGTGGTAGTTGATGTGCTTGACCAGTTGATCCACACCAAGAACGGTCAATGCCGTGCCGTACTTGGACAGAGACTCCATCCGTCTAACGATCTTCTGGTTAACCATGAGTTCTTCACGGTCTGCACCAAGGCTGAACATCTCAGCCTCAAGTGCCCATTGATCATCATCAGTGCGGCAACAGATTGGAGTCGGGGACTGGGGCAGGAAGGACAAAGACGCTGGCATTGCTGTTGAGATTCATTGGCTTAGGTCTGGCAACCTGCGTCGGGATCGGGAGCCACTTTTCCTTGGAGGACATCAACTGCACTGCGTAGGGATTGAGAATTGAGGTGACTGTAACGGGCAGTTACGCTTATGGTGCTGTGGCCTAGCAGCTTCTGCACCACGAACAGGGATACCCCCGCCTGTACCAACCGGGTGGCATAGGTGTGACGCAGGGCATGAGGTACGAACTGGTCGTCATCATCCAAGTCCATTGCTGACCGTGCCCGATCCCAGTAGTACCGCAGCACCTCACGGTTCAGGTCATAGAAGACCAGGCCGCGGCTCTTGTCGCACCGTTGTTCAATGATGCTGCGCACCCTGTCGGTCATAGGTACAGACCTGGGCAGGTCACCTTTGTTTTGCCAAATGGAGATGATGTTCTCCTTCAGGTCCACGTCCTTGACCTGCATGGCAGCCAGCTCACCAACCCTCATGCCGGTGTCAATGAGGACGACCACTGCGTCACTGACACTGGCTTGGTTCCACTGCTTGAGCAGGGACAGCAGCATCATCTCCTCTTCGATGGTGAGGTAGCGGATGCGGTGGGTGGGTTCCGGTTGACGGATGATGCGTGGCTTGCGGCTGCAGCCATCACGCTCCATGGCGTCAGTGAACATGGCTGACAGTGCAGCCAGCTTGCGGTTGATGGTGGCAGGACCGTTCTTCTGCCGCTTCAGGTGGGCGACATACCCATCCACATCGGATGTGGTGATGGTGTCCATGACGCAGTCACTGCCAAAGTACTGGAGTGCTTCATTGGCAGTGGCTGTGGCTTTGGCTTCATTGCGGCTACCAATCCACCGCACCTCACAGCTCTTGTCGTAAGCCTGCTTCAAGGTCCATGCCTTGGGGTCAGCCTGCTGTTGAGCAGCAGCTTGACCACGCAGCTGGATCTCTAGCTCCAGTCGTTTGATCTTGGCTTCGTCATAGGTGGAACAGGTAGCAGTACGACGTCTGCCGTTGACGGTGACATCGACCAACCAACTGTCACCACGTTGTCTGATCCCTTCTCGTTTGGTGTTTGCCATGGTTGTGGTGGGTGAATGTTGATGAATTGTTAATTCATTCCTTTGTTTTGTTTGTATTACTGGGAGATTACCAGTTAGTTACTTTGGTTTCCGTGCAAATCCCACACCTGCCTTGAATCCAAGCTCAAGCAAAGCCAAGGCTGCAGCAGGGAACTCAGTGGGGAATGTAGCCAACCAGTTTTTGAATCCATCCTTGATGACTTCAACTGGATCAGGTGCAACAGGTCGTTGTGGCAGGTGGGTCCAATGGGTGCAGTCGGTGTAAGGAGGGAAGCGGTAGTCGCCTTGTGCCCACCCAAACTTGGGGTGGAACCACAGGACTTTGCCTTCAGAGTCCGCATCGGACTGAGCAGGAGGGCACACCTGCATTTCGTAGGACTTGGCGTAGAGGCTGGTCATTGGTGTCTGCCGGTAGAGGTGATTGAAGTTGCTTTGGGGTGGCGGTTCTTGGAGAACTTGATGGCTTCCGCTTTGCTGGTAGCCCTGACTGTGGTGGTCATTGGTCTGCCGTTCATGACGACAAGCACATCCCACAACACAGCTCGTTGATTACTGGTGCGGCTGATGCCTTCACCAAGGTTGGGTTGGTCCTCATCGTTCCACTGCAAGGCGAACAGGACGTCCTTGCCGCGGTTCATTGGGCTAGCTCCTTTACCCGTGCAAGTGGAATCATTGCGACTTGTGGCACGACGGCATTGCCTAATGCTTTAAGTCTGTCCACCCGATGGGAAAGCCCATCATCTCCTCGACAAAGGACGGGTTGAGATGCATAGCTTTTCCAAGTGGGATTAAGGCATCTGAGGTTCGTTTGTAACCATGCCGTTTGATGTGACCGGATCCGCTGCGTCCTTTCCAGTCCGTCGCGGAAGGGGTAGGCAACAGCCCACCACCGATCTCGTTGATGGCAGGCTCCCACAGCACTAGCCGGTATGCATGACCACTCACAGTCATACCCTGCCGCGGCCAACTCTCCGAGAACGGTGTCCAGTCCGTTACCAAGGATCGCTGCCACGTTTTCCAAGACAATGAACTTGGGTCGTACCAAGCGAATGACTCGCATGAGCTGGTAAAAGAGACCAGACCTTGTGCTTTCTTGGATACCGGCTTGCTTGCCTGCAATGCTGATGTCTTGGCAAGGAAATCCTCCGACAACAACGTCAGCTGCTCCTTGTTTGGGACAGAAGGTTGCGATGTCGTCATGGATGGGCACGTCGGGCCAGTGCTTGCGTAGTACTTGCTGGCAGTACGGATCTATCTCAACAAATTGGACAGTGGTGAAGCCACCAACCCAACGTGCTGCAAGAGAGAACCCGCCAATGCCACTAAAGCAATCAATAAGGTTCATTGGTTGACCTTCCAAGGCAGGGCACCCCACTTCTGCACAAGGCCTGTGTAAAGGCTGTGCATGGGGTGGCTGGCGTGTTGTCTGCCATCCAAGCGATAGAGCTTGTCCAGCCATTCGATGCGGCGTTCATCTTCGATGCGCCAGTTGGGGTCATACGGCATGGTCAGTGGTGGTGATGGGACAGTTGTTCAAGGCGTTGAGCAACACCTGTGATGGCAAGGTGGCAGATCTCCCGGTCCTGTTTAGATGGGGCCCAGGACCTGATCTCTTGGGCCATGGTCTGCATGACTGCTGCCATGCGTTCATGTCCATCAATCAGTGCCTGCCTGTCGTGCCAGTACGCCTTCATCAGGCGTGTGCAGAGGGTTGGATCAGAAGGGTTGTCCATCTGAACGCTCCTCGTACTCAGGGCCACACATGACAGCACACCTGGCATAACCGACCACATCCACCAAGGTGTCGATGTGATTGGGTGTGTGCTGCAGTCGGCTGAGCTTGAGGCAGATCATCATGTGTGCCACCTGTTGGGCACTGATGTCTGCACCTGTGATGGCTGACCACATCAGGGCGATGCGATCAAAGCTGACCTTTGGGTCACCGTAGTCAGCAGCCCTGTCATGGGTGATGGATTCAGCCCGTTCATCGAACAACGACAGTCTGGATCTGATGGTCATGCTGCCTCCTTGTCTTTGTTCAGCTGTTTGTTGAACAACCACTGGGCTTGCTGCCTATCACGACGTCCCCTGTCGGTAAGGGTGTAGCCACCTGATGCAGGACGAACCAGACCAGCCTGTAGAAGGACCTTGATCTGTTCATTGATGGCATCAGTAAGCCATGTCTTGTCCCGATCTCCCAGTGCGGGACGTAGTTCCGAGAGGAGTTGGGGTCTGGAGTACGCCAACGGATAGCGGTTGTACATGGTGTTCAACAGCTCATGACGTACAAGGGCCATGGCTTGTATGTCATTCATGGCTGGCCTCCTTGTGCAGCAACACCAGCTGTTCAAGCCACTTGACCCTGGCTTCTAGGTCCATGACACAAGCAGCCATGACACTGCTGGTCTC